TACTGCTTCGCGGCGCCGGCCGGCGCCTGATCGAGGAAGCCGGTGATCGCCTGCAGACGATCCCCCGCAAGGGTGGCGAAATCGACGCCGCTCACCAGGACGCCGCCGCCATCGGCCGCGAGCTCCCAGGAGAAGCGCGCGCGATCATGGTGGGCGTCGACCTCGCTGGTGCGGCGGAAGCGGTGGCCGGGGAAGCGCTCCTGCACGCCGTTCACCATGGCGTCGATGCCGGCGTGGCCTTCGCCCTGCATCAGCGGATCGAGATAGCTCGCGTTCTCGTTCCAGGTGCGGGCGATCAGATCGCGACGAGAATTGGCGTCGGTCTCGTTCCACATCGCGATGTAGCGGTCGATGAGAGCGGTGACGTTCTTCATATCTGGCTCCTCTTGCGGCTCCGGCGCCATCCGCCGTGCCTGATGCCACGTTGGCAGCCCGGCCGCGCTCGGTCGATTAACTGCGAGGTAATGGAGGCGGGAAAATCGGCCTTAATTTTCAAGGAATTGCGAGAAAGGCGCGGCAGTTAGCCAACCGGGTTAGCCACTCTTGGGCAGCTTTCCGATGGCCGATTTCGATAACCGGGCTCGGCTGGCGCGCTCGGTATATTTCTCGATCATGCCGAGCGTCTTGTGCCCCGATACCGACTGGATTTCCTTCGTCGTGCTGCCGTGCTCGGCAAGCCGCCGTATGGCTGCCTTGCGCAATCCGTGCGGAACGCACCGCTTGGGAAGGCCCGCCTTCTTCACGGCCTTAGCGACGAGCTTGCCAAGCGTTTCGCCGTTCAGCGCTTTGCCCCATCGATTGGAAATGAGTCTTGACACGTGAGCCGGGCCGGCTTGCATGGCCCTTACGAGTGCCGGGTGGAGCGCAATCCACAGTTCTTCGGTTTCGTCGTCGCCATCGTCGCTGACTTTTTCCTGCACCACCCGGATCGAACCGGACTTAACATCGTCACGCGTCATTGCCGCGACGTCGCCGACCCGCTGGCCGGTGTAGAGCAGAAGGGCGTATGCAAGCCGCTCTCGTGTGCCAAGCGGCCAGCAGCCTTCGAACTTGGTCAACTCGTCGTCTGTCCAGGTATGATGCTTGCCGAGTTTGTACGCCTCTATGGCGTCGAAAGGGTTGTCGCGGCGGATTCTCTTTCTGACCGCATAAGCAAAAATCTTTCGCAAGACTTTCTTGGTCAGGTTCGCCATCCCCGGACGATCCACGCCAATATCAGCTATGATCTTTTCTGCCTTGTCGCCTGGCAGATCCTTGACCAAACGATGTCCATGTTTCTCAAGAATTGGTCTCAGGGCGCTGTTATAAGCCTTCTTGGACCTCGGCTTCAGATTCACAAATCCAGGTGATCGCTTCCAGTTGGTTACCAGTTCGGCAAGGGATCCATGGCCTCCGCCACGCGGCAGTTCCGTTTGTCCGCTCAGCGCAGCCTCATAAGCCTCGCGAAATTCCCGCGATCCAGGAGCGCCCTTCAAGGCAACTGATTTGACGCATTTGCGCCTGAAATAGCGGCGAATCGCTCCGGTGCGATCCGTGTACTCGTGAACATACCGATATCGCATCGTTGCCATGGTGCCTAAACATCGTCCCAAGATGTTCCTTGGTCGGCATCCTCGCACGGGAGAGCGTCAAAGGCCACATCCAAGGCACGCACGTCCCAGACCTTTCTGGCGTCGATGCGGCGCGGCTCCGGCATGCGTCCGTCCTTCACAAGTTCATCGAACTTGCCGGGTGACACCCCGACGTACATCGCCGCTTCGTCACGTGATAGACCGCGTCGCGGGACCGGGCGAGTACCTGATAGGCGGACCGTCATGGCAATCCAGCCTTTAGCTTGTTAATAAATTCGAAGCCGACAAAATAAACGTATCCACGGACGCGCTCCGACGAAGACATCTTGCCCACGGCTCTGAGTACTCCGCCGGAGGATATTTCTCGACGAGTTCACAAATCGGCAATTCGGCATCCGTGCCGGAGAGCCGATGCGCCACAAAGATACGGCCGGCCTTTGCCTGTCCGCACGTCGGTCGGAAGCGTCTCAACCTTAGCCGCAGACGGACCGCGAAGCCCGCTAGTGTAGATCAGATACACGGCCCAAGCCCCGCAGAACGTGAACGCCGACATAGATCAGCAGCGCGCCAGCGAAAACCAAGAATCCGCCGAGCGCCGCCTGCTCGTGACTGGTCAGACTGTGAGCGAGTTGATTCACCGTCATGTCACAGAGCCCGAGCGTAATTCAGGATAGCGCGCTCGCGTTCCGCTTCCGCAGCCTCGTACTCGTCTTGCAATGCGTCTGCGAGGTTGCCGAGCACGACGGCGTGAATCGGATCATGCAAGTGGTCGAGCGGCGGCATGCGCTCTACGACGTCGGGGGACAGCTTCGGATAAATGTGCGCAAAGCGGTCAGCTGCGGTCTTCAGCTGGTCGGCAAGCTGGCCGAGCTCGAACGCCGCTTCCCACGGCTCAAGCGGCACGGTGTAGACGCGCTGACAGCGGGCCATAGCAGGGCTCTCCGGTTTTAATAGCGGGAGTGCTTTATAGGATTAGTTATCGTTAGTCAATAGCTAAAAGAATAGCATCAGCTATCACAACGCCGGCACCCGTCACCTTCTATTGTATTTTCCGACGACGCGCTCGGCCTTCGGCCAGTCCCCCTTCCGCACAGAAAACTCAGCCTTCTCGCCTTCTGCCGGGTTCCACTGACGCAAACACCAATGGGTCGCGGTCTCACGGACGAGCCGCTTGAGCATCGCCCGTTGTTCGCCGTGGTCGTCCTCGGCACGCAATAAGACGTCGCAATCAGGAAGGGGGGGCATGTAGGGGTGCACAAAAACGATATCCCCGGCCTCATATGCCGGCTCCATCGAGGTTCCCGAAACGCGCACACCGTAGCTGTCGGGCACCCGATCCAACAGCATCGGACGCTGAACCCATTCGACCGGATTGGGAGACACGACGATTTCCCCGGCCAGCCCAGATGTGGCTCCGACACTGAAGTACACCGGGAAATCGTATTCTCCGCGATCGGTTACGAATTTATCAACTTTTGCGTTGCTACCTCTGGGTAATACGACGTTTGATCGTAGTTCCGACAGGGGCAGGTTCAGCGCCATGGCGATTTCCGGCAGCTTCCGCGGATCCTTGGTGCGGCCGTTCTCGATGTTCTGAATGGATGGCTGCTTGATCCCAACCCGCTTTGCGAGCTCGGCCTGAGACCATCCAAGCCGTTCGCGGGCCTGGCGGATTTTCTCTCCGGGGGTCATTGACGCTCCTGTCCGCTCGCCGGCGGGACTCGACCGTAATAGCCTTAGCTATATTTCCTTCGGCGGGCAATAGCGCTTGCCATTGTCAATAGATTTTGCTATCGATACGGCTATGGACATGCTATCGGCCCTTAAGCGCGCAATCACGCACTTTGGCTCCCAAGCTCGGCTGGCGGCCGCCATAGGCGTTCGGCAGCCGTCTGTCAGCGGTGCGGTCCGGCGCGGCAGGGCGAGCGCCGCCTTGGCGCTGAAGATCGAGCGCGCCAGCAAAGGCGCCATCAAAGCCGCCGAGCTCCGGCCGGACGTGTTCGAAGAGGCAGAGCCGTGACAATCGAAGACGCCGCAATCCGGGCGCATGCCATCAACTCGATCTCGGACCATCTCGGGGCGGTCAGCCGCGAGTTCGGGCACGTCGCGGCCGGCAAGATGGCGCGCGCGTATCTGCTCGGCCTTCAGATCTGGATCAAGAACAACAACGGACCACGCGCCGCATACGAGGCGCTCCAACGCCTCGCCGACGACGTAGCCGAAAAGGTGATTCGTTCATGAGCCCGACCGAGGACCAACTCCAAGTCTATTCGGCCGATGTGTTCCGTGCGTTCGGCGTACCGGGCGTGATCGGGTTCCACGTGCCGAACGGTGGCAAGCGCCACATCGCCACGGCAAAGCGGCTCAAAGCCATGGGCGTGCTCGCCGGCGTGCCCGATTGGGTTTTCGTCTTGGCTGCCGGGCGAGCTGGCTTTCTCGAGCTGAAGGACGAGGCAGGCCGACAGACCGATGAGCAGAAAAAGTTTCAGCGCGAGGTCGAGGCCCTTGGGTGTCCGTACGCCATCGCGCGAACGCCGGAGGAAATCGACGCCGTCATGTCGGCGTTCGGCGTCATCGACAAACCAGCTTCGCCGGAGATGCGGCGGGGTGCTGGGGGAGGCCCCGGAGTCGAGCCGGTCGAGTGTGCGACTCCGGGGCCGGAAATCCAAGAGTTCACCGAGGGCGGGCGCGCCGGGTCTTGATTGACCCAAGGCGTTCGCCGGCCTCTCCGGGCGCGCTCGCCCCGGACAAACCAAGGGGCAGGCCGGCGATGGGAGTGAGATGAAATGGCGATTTCGCTGAAAAGTCTGAAGAAGGTACGGGCGGCAGATCCGCCGCGCGTGCTGATCTACGGACCACCGGGAATGGGCAAGACCACGCTTGCCAACGAGTTTCCCGAGCCGGTCTTCATTCAGGTCGAGGATGGCACGCCCGGTGACCTGGAACTGAACTCGTTTGGTGTCCTCACCAGCTACGATCAGGTCATGGAGGCGATCGGCGCCCTCTATCAAGAAGACCACGGATACCAGACCGTCGTCATCGACTCGGCCGACCGGCTGGAACCGCTTGTCTGGCGCGTGACGTGCGAAGCAAACAAGTGGAACAGCATTGAGGATCCGGGTTACGGCAAGGGCTATGTCGCCGCGGATCAATACTGGCGCGACGTCCTGGAAGGGCTTCTTGCGCTGCGAAACGACCGCGGAATGACCACCGTGCTGATTGCACACTCGATCCTCGAGCGTTTCGATGACCCGCGGACGGCGAGCTACAGCCGTTACGATATCCGGCTGCACAAGCGGGCGCAGGCGCTGATCGAGGATGACGCCGATCTGGTCGTGTTCGTCAACCAGGACGCCACGATCAAGGAAGAGGACTCAGGCTTTGGTAAGAAGCGGGCGCGCGCGGACGGAATTCAGCGCTGGCTGTACGTGGAGGCGCGGCCCTCCCTGAACGCCAAAAATCGGTATGGGATGCCGCCGAAAATCCTTTTCAAGAAGGGTGAAGGGTTCAAAGCGATTGCCCCCTTCTTGCCCCACTTGCGGTTGGCCGACCAACCGATTCCGCAACCAGACACGACCGAGACACAAGCGGCCTAGGGCCAGCAACAGGAGTTCAACGGCAATGGCAAATCTGGGAACAACGCTCGATACCGATCAGATCGAACCGGGAATGAATGGGTTCGAACCCATCCCGGCCGGCGTCTATCCGGCTTACATCGTCGAAAGCGAGGTCACGCATACCAAGAACGGCAAGGGCATGCTGCTCAAGCTGACGTGGGAAATCATCGAAGGCGAGTATGAGCATCGAAAGACTTTTCAGCAGATCAACTATCAGCACGAGTCGGCGCAAGCCCAAGCGATCGGGCAGGGGCAGATCAAGGCGATTTGCAATGCCATAGGGTTTACGGGCCTCTTGGAGGACTCAGAGGTGCTGCACTTCAAGCCCGTCCTGCTGCGGGTCGGCATTGAGAAGGGCAAGGCGAAGGATGGGGGCGGCAACTACGATGACCGCAATGACGTGCGCGCCGTGAAGCCTTACGGCGTCCAGCCGCCTTCCGGCAAGCCGACAACGCAAGCCTCGGCCGAGCGGCCGGCTGCCAAGCCTGTGCCGATGCCAACGGCAAAACCGGCCCCGAAGTCGGCGACGGCCGGCCCGACGGGCAATCGACCATGGAGGACCGGCGGCGCCGCCGCGTAGCGAAGCCGGGCGGCAGGGCGAGTCGCCAAACTTCATCCCTGCCGCCCTTCCAGCGCGCAACACCCTTTCGGACATCGCACGGAGCTTGCTTCATGGCGCCTTTGCCGCCGCTCGAATCGCGGACGGTCGCTGAGATCTTCGCGGCCCGTGAGCGCGATCATAAGGAATTCGACTCGCAGGGTCTACCGATCTCGGAACTTGGATCTGATTGCGACCGGGCGATTTGGTACGCCTTCCGCCACGCGTCGGAGCCGGAGCCAAAGACCGGGAAGAAACTGCGGCGGTTTGAGACCGGCAATATCGAAGAGCAGCGCCTGCTCGATGATCTGCGCTGTATCGAAGGTGTTCAGGTCGTCGACATCGATCCCGAAACCGGCAAGCAATGGAAAATATACCTGCTTGGCGGGCATGTTCGCGGAAAGCTCGATGGCGAGGCCTACGGTTTGCCCGAAGCGCCAAAAACCTGGCATGTCGTCGAATGCAAGGCACACAACGAAAAGAGCTTCAAGGAGGTCCTCAAAAAAGGGCTGGAGGCGGCAAAGCCGAGCCATCATCGTCAATGCTTGTTGTATATGTACGCGCGCGGCAAAGATCGATGCCTGTACATTTTCACCAACACGAATACGGATGACATCGAGTCAATTCGGCTGCACTATGATCACGGAGCGGCCGAGCAACTCATTTCGCGACTTGAGCGCATAATCCGGTCCAGCCGAGCGCCAAGTCGGATCAGCGAAGATCCTACGAAATGGCCGTGCATTCTATGCAGGCACAAAGATGTCTGCTTTGCCGAAGCCTTCGGACGCAGCAATTGCCGTACCTGCGTTCACTCGACCCCTTGCATCGACAAAGGCGAGACCTCCGCGCGCTGGCATTGTGAGCGGTTTGGACGCGATCTGACGTTCGACGAACAAAAGGCAGGTTGTCCGGCCCACGTTTTTTTGCCGGACATGGTGCCAGGCACGCAGGTCGACGCTGGCGATGAGTGGGTGTCCTACACGATGCAGGATGGTTCGACTTGGCGCGATGGCGTGCCAGGACGCAGATACTTTTATCACCCGGAAACCGAGAGCCTGTTCACGATCGACGACGGCAGCGAACCCGCTGATCCGCTGGTCGAAGAGCTGACTGCGTTCGAGTACGGGGAGGCGCAACGCTACCAGGCGCAACAGGCGGACAGGGCGAACGAACAAGGTGACGGTGCTTGATGCATAACAATGGGGGTGGGAATGGAATTGCGTATGCAGCCATGGGCCAACATGGCAATCCGGCTCGCGGATGAAGGCGTGCCGATCAGTGCCATCGCTCGGGCGTCCCAGCATCGGGCTGTTGACGTCCGGTCAGTGCTCAAGGGGGCAATGGACTCAGGCCTGCTCGTTGAGATGCCGGCCGAGGACTGGCCGCCGAACACCCGGCGCGACATGCGGGCGCCGACGCTCCCGCCGATCCGAATGGCGGATTTGGAGTCCGTCGCCGTCGCGGTTCAACTCACGTTCCGCCTTTCACCTGGGAAGTCGCGGTTCCTCGCAGTGCTCCTTATACGGGGTGAAGCATCACGCCCGACCATCATGCAGGCGATCAGGTTCCGAGACCGTCCCGACGCCAGTCCCAAGATTGTCGACGTGTACGCGATGAATATTCGTCACGTGCTTGCTCGCTACGATCTCACTATGAAGACGATTTGGGGCAGGGGCTTCGCGCTCAGCCAGAAAGCGCGCCAACGAATCATCGAATTGATAGCGGCCAAGAATCAAATTTCGGTGCCCGATGCCGCATAGTTACGCCGATATCGCCGTCGAGTTGAGTTTGGCGGCCGCGCGGCAAGTCGAGCGCGCGAGCGACACGCGTTTCATTGCGCTCAAGATCACGGGGGGCGCAGGCCGGCCGGTGTTCGACCGTGTCGTTGCCGAGATCATGGACGGCGCGGAGATGCTTGCAGAGGCCCACCGGGTTTTCAAGCGGCTGGCGGCCGGCGAACTGATGCTGGTGGAGCAATCGGGGAGAGCGCCCCGATGACACGGACCGAAACTCTCGCCGAAGGCGTGACGCTGCACCATGCGGACTGTCGTGAGCTCCTGCCAGCGCTCGGAACCTTAGACCACGTCATCACTGATCCGCCCTATGAGCATCACACGCACGAACGTGGTGGCAACGTTCGCCGCACTGACGGCGGACCCGAGTTGGCCATAATCCCGTTCGCGTCGGTCGAAAACATTCGGCGCGAGGTAGCCGCAAAGATGGTCGCGGCCTCAAACGGGTGGCTCTTGGTCTTCACCACCGCCGAAGGCGTCACACCCTGGAGGGACGCCATTGAGGCGGCGGGCGCCCGATACAAGCGGGCGTGCGTCTGGATCAAGCCGGACAGTGCTCCGCAGTTCAATGGGCAAGGGCCGGCGGCAGGGTTCGAAAACGTCGTGGCGGCTTGGTGCGGTTCCGGCCACAGCCGATGGAACGGCGGAGGCCGACGGGGAGTGTTCACGCACCAGGTCAACCCGCCATCACGCATTCCGGAAGGCAAGGGCGGGCATCCGACAGAAAAGCCGCTCGCCCTCATGTGCGAGCTGGTGACCCTGTTCACCGACCCAGGCCAGACGATTTGCGATCCATTCATGGGCTCGGGCTCAACTGGAGTCGCGGCGGTCAAGCTCGGTCGCCGCTTCGTCGGCATCGAGAACGATTGCAAGTGGTTCGATTTGGCGTGCCGACGAATCAGCGTTGCGCTGACGCAATGCGATTTCTTTGTCGAGCCGCCAACGCCGATGAAACAGGCAAGATTGAACTTCGCGGAGGGCTGAAGTGAAAAGGTTGATCGCGACCCCGGCGACAATCCGGCGGATCAAGTTTTTGGTGCTGCACGGCTCAACGGTCGAAGAAATCGCTACGCGGCTCGGGACCACTCTCACAAGGCTGAGCACATTCTGCGTGGCGCAAAATATCAGCCTGAAGCCGCCGGAGCCGGAACAGGCCGGCGGGAAGACCGGCACGATGCTTGATCGCCCCGTGTGCTGCCCCACCGAGCTTCCCATTGTGCTCGGCAAGGCAACGCGGGACGCGCTCGCCGTCGAGGCGCTGAAGCGCCGGACGTCGCCTGAGACGCTTGCGGCTCGCGTTCTCGAACTCGTCGCCGCCCGCCATGATCGCACGGGCGACAACCTGTTCGCCGCCGTGCTGGACTACTAATCATGTCAGAGAAGACGTGGGATCGTGGCGATTGGCTGCAGACCTATACAGGGGTTGAGTTCCATCCGCTGGACCCGCGACCCGAAGACATTCGGATCGAGGACATCAGCCACGCCCTTTCGAAGCTGTGCCGCTACGGCGGGCACTGCATCCGCTTCTATTCGGTTGCCGAGCACTGCGTCCATGTCGCCAGCAAGGCGCCAGACAGCCTCAAACTGGTGGCCCTGATGCACGACGCCGCGGAAGCCTACATCGTCGACGTTCCGCGACCGGTCAAGCATCTACTGCCACAGTACAAGGCGATTGAGGAACGCTTGGAAGCAGCGATCGCTGTCCGTTTCGGCCTGGTCTGGCCGTTCCCGGAGGAAATCAAGAGGCTCGACAACGCGATCCTGGCCGACGAGCGCGAACAGAACATGGGGCAGCCGCCGCGGCCTTGGATGGCGCGGGAGTCTCTCGGCGTGATGCTGCGGTTCTGGCCTCCTCAACAAGCGGCTTATGAGTTCATCTCACTGCGTTCTATCGATACGGTGGTCGACCGTGATCGAATTGAGATCTTATCAGCGAGCTGCCATCGACGCGTTGCGAGAATATTGGGCCGCTGGTGGCGGGAACCCGTTGGTTGAGATGGCCACAGGGACGGGCAAGAGCGTGGTGATCGCGACCGCAATCCGAGAGCTGTTGGAAGCCTATCCCGATATGCGCGTGCTGGTCGCGGTGCACGTGCGGGAGCTCGTCGAGCAGAACGCGATCGCCTTGTTGCGGGTGTGGCCACAAGCGCCGATCGGAATCAATGCAGCGAGCCTCTACCGGCGCGACCATCACGCGCAAGTCCTGTTTGCGTCCATTCAGTCGATTTACAAGCAGGGATACGAGCTTGGCCCGCGGGACCTGGTGCTCGTCGACGAGTGCCACCTTGTGCCGCGGGCGGGTCAGGGGATGTACCTAAGCCTTCTCGAGACGCTGCGCGATGCAGTGCCGGATCTACGCGTTGGAGGCTTTACAGCGACGGCGTACCGGATGGATTCCGGACGGCTCGACGACGGCGACGAGCGGATCTTTCACGACGTCGTCTACACCTACAATCTCGCGGACGGCGTGCGTGACGGCTACCTCGCGCCACTCGTGTCCAAGGCCACCGGCGTTGAAATCGATGTCTCCGGAGTTGCGCGTCGCGGCGGCGAGTTCGTCGCTGGTGCCCTTGAGGCAGCAGCGGACAAGCGCGACGTCGTGCAGGGCGCAGCAGGTGAGATCGTGCGGCTTGGCGCCGAACGTAACGCGTGGCTCGCTTTCTGCTCGGGAGTCGACCATGCGCACCACGTACGTGACGCACTACGCGAGCGCGGGATATGTACTGAAACGGTGACTGGCGAGACGCCGACAGGTGACCGCGACCGGATCATCAGGGGATTTCGGGCCGGACAAATCCGATGCCTGACCAACGCCATGGTGCTGACCACCGGGTTTGACGTGCCGCACGTCGACCTGATCGCAATGCTGCGGCCGACGCTATCGACCGGACTCTATGTGCAGACCCTAGGCCGCGGCACACGCCTTGCGCCGGGCAAGACGGATTGCCTGGTGCTCGATTTCAGCGGCAACGTTCGCCGACACGGCCCGGTCGACGCGGTGTCTATCCGCACGAGTGGCGGTCGGCCGAAGGGCGAGCGCGAAGACGTCGCCGTCAAGCCCGATTCTGTGCGCGCCAGGATTTGCCCCAACTGCCAGACCTATAACGCGCTCGACGTTTGGTCGTGCGTGTCGTGCGGATTTGAGTGGCCGAAGCCAGAACCCAAGCACAAGGACGTCGCTGACACCGCGCCTGTAATGACGCGTGACATGCCGAAGTGGATCCAAGTCCGCGACGTGCTCCTGGAGCGGCACGAAAAACACGACAGCCCGGACTCGCTGCGCGTCGAGTACATCTGCGGAATGCAGGTCTTCCGCGAGTGGGTGCTGTTCGAACACCGCGGTTTCAACCGGGTGAAAGCCGAAGCTTGGTGGCGTGCGATGGGCGGCAAGATGCCCGTTCCGGCGACCGTCACGGAAGCCCTCCAGCGCGCCGCCGAAGTCGATATTGCGGTCGATGTCACCGTCGCGCGGGACGGGAGATTTTGGCGTGTCATGGCCCGTCGGGTTCGTCGGCTGGGCGGCCATTTGGTCGAGATTGATGATCGGTTCCGTGTCCGGGTGGCCAACAAGGCGGCTTGAGATGAGCAATGTCCTGTCTCGGTTCGCGACAGAAGAGCCGACGTGCTGCGCCGTGTGTCGCCGTGCGGCGGTTTGGCTCGGATACGCGCCCAGAAACAGGGCGCCCGTTATTTGGTTGTGCGACGACTCCGGTTGTCACGAGGCTGCAAGGGCGATCTACAAGATGCCACAAGAGACATTGAACGCATACGAGATCGGTGCCGCGCTGGAAGCCGGCAACGCCGGCGGCGCATTCCTCGACGAAATTGGGAAGACCGACTTGGAAACGCTCGACGGCAACGAGTGGCGGGAGTTCCTTCGGCGGGTGATCACTGGCTTCGAGCAGACCATGAGGCAACGAATCCTATCGCACACCGCGCCGTTCTGATGGTTCATCATGGAGCTCAGATTGCTAGACCTGTTCTCCGGCATAGCAGGTTTTTCGCTCGGATTTGAGAGAGCGGGAATCTTTAGAACCATAGCTTTCTGCGAGACAGGGCGGCAGCAATCAGTCGTCCTCAAAAGTCACTGGCCGGATACGCCAAATCTTGGTGATGTAAGGAATTCGTTGAGTGCAGATGTGGCAACCGACATTATTGTTGGGGGAGACCCGTGTCCTTCCCGATCGCGTGCTCGTGGCAATCGACCGAGCAAGCATCCCGATATGTCCGGATGGTTCCTTGCCGTGGTCGCAGCAAAGCGGCCGAGATGGGTGGTCCGCGAGAACGTTCCTGCACCAGATGTTGTCGACTTCGCAGCCGGGTTGGAGTCCCTCGGATACCCTATCTCTGCTTTCGCGCTTGACGCTCGCGATTTCACAGGTCAGAGCCGGCGTCGCGAGTTCGTGCTCGGATGCCCTACACGCAACGCCGCCAGAGCAATCGAGCGGACTATATCTCTCTGCGCAGTCGGTGATCGGTTTAGCGCGTCGCGCGCTCAAGAGGAAACGCCCATTGCAGCGTGTCTTACTGCGCACCCCTTGCGGTTGGCGGCGGAAGACACTTATTGTTTCGAGCCAGGCGCGGGGCTTCGTGTTCTCTCTGGGGACGAGGCCGAGGCCTTGCAAGGATTCCCCCGAGGCTGGACTCTTGGACTGGCTGAACGAACGCGTCGGATGCTCTACGGCAATGCCGTCTGCGTCCCCAAAATTGAGTTCATAGCCCGCGCCATCGCTGCTGTGGAATCGGCGCCATGACTGGACCTTATGCCCAAGTCGGCGCGCGGCTGGTCGAGCGCGGGTACTCGGCCATCCCGATCATGCCCGGTACCAAACGCCCTGGCACGAAGCGGCGCGGCGAGTGGGTAGGGCTGACGAACTGGAGGGGCGAATACGGCAAGCGCCTGCCGTCGCGTTTCGAGATCCAGACGTGGTCGCAATCGGAGGCGGGCGTCTGCGTCGTCACTGGGCCGGGCTCGCGCGACCTCGTGGCGGTTGATATCGATACCGACGACGACGAGATCAAATCGGCTATCGTCGGTGTGCTCCCGGCGACCGCAGTGCGCAAGGCAGGAGCCAAAGGCGAGACTCTGTTCTTCCGGGGGCCGGCGGTGACCGAGTCCAAATCATGGAACATCGGCAAGACACGGGTATGCGACCTGATAGGGCCAGGCCGACAGACGGTGGTCCCCCCCAGTCTCCACCCGGACACGGGCGAGCCGTACCGGTGGACCGGGCCGGATGCCCTGGAAGACGTGTCGTCGGCCGAACTGCCTGAGCTTCCAGGCGACGCCGCGGACCGCATTAGCGTGGCGCTGGTGCCGTTTGGCTATGAGCCGGAGCCGACTCACCAAGTGCTCGGCTTGGGTACCTTGGGCGACGCTGATAACCCGCACAGGGCGTTGAACGAAGCTGCTCTTGCGCGTTTGGACGCATGGGTGCCTGGGCTCGGGCTCTATCGATGCCGGCGGACCCCAAAGGGTTTTGCGGCGGTTGCCACGTGGCGCGCCAGCAATACCGGGCGGCCGATCGAGCGGCGCAAGCTCAACCTACACATGACGCCGGAGGGCATCACCGATTTCGGTGACGGCCCCCGTGGGTTTACGGCGCTCGACCTGGTCATGGCGGCGGCCGATTGCGATCTTGATACCGCGTTCCGCTTTCTCGCCGAAGCGCTCGACGTGGGATCCGGCGTAACCATCGCGCTCAAGGCGCCAGCTCTGGTGCCCGAACCCGATCCCGCTGAAGGCTGGGATAGTCGGACCGCCGCCGCACAGGAAGCCGCCATCGTCGCCCTGACCGGCTACCCGCGGGAGGATGATCCCCCGCGGGAGCCCCTTGAGCCGCTGACTGTCGTGCCTGGTGTCGTTGGCCAACTGGTGGATTGGATCACGGCGACTGCCCGCAGGCCGAATCGAGTACTGGCGCTCGGCGCTGCAGTCACCATCGTCGGAACATTGATCGGCCGACGCGCTGCTACTCCGACCAGGTCGGGCACGCACCTGTATGTGGCCACACTCGCGCCGACCGGCTCGGGCAAGCAGCACGCATTGAACTGCCTGATGCGCGCAATGGCGGCGGCGAAAGCCGAGCATCACATCGGGCCGTCCGAGTTCATCAGCATGCCTGCCGTGATCAACTTCCTCATGTCCAAGCCGCTGGCCGTTTGCCCCCAGGATGAGTTCGGCGCATTCCTGAAGCGTGTCAACGGGCGGCGTGCTTCTGGTTTTGAGGCCAGCATCAGCAAGATTCTTCGATCGATTTGGGGTATCAGCTTTGAGGCCATGCCGACGCCTGAATGGGCTGGCCGTAAGTCAGAAGTGATAAAGTCGCCCGCCATCTCGATTTATGGACTTTCTACGCACACCGAATTTTATGAGGGTTTGCAGGGTTCCGACCTGTCAAATGGGTTTCTGAATCGTTTCCTGGTCATGTCGACTCAGGTTCGGGCGACTGACGTCACGCCCGAAATCGAGCCGGGCCCATTACCGGATGCGTTGGTATCCGCGCTGGGCGCGCTCTACAATTGGACTGGCAGCCAGCTTGGAACGTCACGACTCAATGATGTAAACCTTGATCCCAAGCCGGACATCCTGCCGTGGGCGAACTCGCCTGCTCAAGCGACCTACATGGACCTGATTCATCAGATCCAAGAGGACATTGATCGCGCTCCGGAGCTTGAACACTTTCTCGCCCGGACCGCGGAAATAGCCTTGCGGCTTGCTACCATCCGGGCGGCCGGGCGGTGGGGCAGGGAAGCGACGATCGACCTCTCCGATGTTGAATGGGGCCGCGACGTGGCTGATATCTGCGGTCGAGCGCTCGCCGCTGAGGCGCGGAGCTACATGGCCGAAACCGAGCGGCAAAGCTGGTCAAACAAGGTGCTGCGGATCATTATGAAACGGGGAACCGTGAAGACGCGTGAGATACAGCAATCGCTACGCAATGCGATCAAGCAAGCCGAGATAAAGGATATCCTCGCTGGGTTGATCGAGGCTGGTTCAGTTGAGGAACTGCGGAACGGAGCGGGACTCGTGAATAAGGTCACAGGGTATCGGTTTATGGGGTAGACTAGTTGAATTCGTCCTGTCAGTCCCAGTCAATGAATTCGCGCACAAAATGCATGCAATCGCGATTTACAAGATGGATCTTTCTGTGACATGCTTCAGTCACGACCGAACTCTCTTTGTTGCCCAATCCGATGGATGTGCCGATTGCCTTCCCATCAGGAAGGTCTGCAATTCCGAGTCGTTCAATATTCGTTCTATTATATCCGAAACCTAAGAAGAGAATGCGATAGGCGTTTTGCATTAGTTGCTTGGCAGATTCGAAATCTTTATCTCTCCCGTCGCTTATATCCTCATGAATAATCTTGATTTCGTCAATGGAGGCTCTGATACCATCCAAATCGTGGAGAGTCGAATAGGGACGGCCATTAGGCCTCTGCCAGGGCAGGAACCCTAGACGGCCGTGTAAGTGGATAATGGGAATTTGGCTCAACACACTTTTACACTCTTCGTCTGTCTTGTGATAAGTACGCTTGAGCGATTCGAAAAAGAAGTGCTCCACCGTCCGGTCGTAGTTGAAGGTAACAAAAGAAAGTGTATTACGTCCGAAGTCCTCAAAGGAGGTGTTGAGGTTATTGTAGATGTAACGTAGCCAGTTTGGAGGTTCGAATCTAAACAATTTGTCAGGATCTTCATATCCGATCAGCACAACCGCGGTTACAGCTTTTCCAATCTCAATCAGGTCAGTTCTATGCTCCAAGAAAGCATCAACCGAGTTCTTGCCAGAGAAATAAAACTCTTCACGAAACGTGTTGATGTCGGCCCCGGCGAATCCCCCCGGATCTTGAAGCACATTATAGGCGTGGTGCCCTGGCCGAAGTTCATTGGATACCATCGCCGACAATTCAAGTCCCGTGGGAAAGTCAAACGGCTTACTGGCGCCAGCGCCAAGCACCAACACCGTTGGGTGCGTCAGCATCAGTAATGCTTCCTCTCTTCGTAACCGTGGACATTACCCAACCGATTCGATTGGCCGGAGCATCTCACTTAGTCGTCATACCATTCCTCAACGCCGGTCTTCATCAATCTGTATCGATTGCTACTCACCTTGCCGACTTCATCGCGCGAGCGGATCGTCATTTCCCCATTGGCGGCTATTGAAGCCTTCGTCTTCGACCACAGCCGACCTCCGCGAGCAAACACCGTAAGGGCCACATGGAGCCCGTGCACCATCGCATCTAGATTCCCGTCCCCACCGGGAAGCACAACAACCCCGGGATTTCGGTGCTCTGGAACCCGCGCATCGTCCAGGAAATCCCGATCGTGGGTCCATATCATCCTTTTCTCACGCCACGCATACGCGGCAACCGCTTCGTCGTCTTTGCCAGCCAGCCCGATGTCTCCCGCGAACACCACGTTGCAGCCCTGGTCACTCAGAAATGACGCAACACCGTGTCCTAGGCTCTCATCCACCAATATGCGAGCCTTGGCCTTAAAGGCGTCCTGGACATGTTTGGGAGCGCCTCCTACTTGTCGCCACGACATGGCGATCATCCTATTTGACTCGCTTAGCAGAGGTCGCGGAATCGTTCCGAATGTGCCGGAAACCCCATCCCTTCAATATTCCTGCTTAAAGTTGTGCGACGAGATCACAACTATCCGACCTTGTTCCCGTTGACAAGCCGGCCAGGGTGTTTGCGGACGCCTATGACGCGGTCCGTTGCGCGCCCTTCCGCCGCCCGCGCCGCACGGACCGAGCTGGTGGCGTCTTCGTGATCGCGTTTTCCAAGCGTCGGATCACCCGGTATGCCTCATCCAACGACAGCATGCGGCCAATCATGTTCTTGGGAACAGCGGCCTCGCGCTCGGCATCAATCTCGTAACCTTCGGCGAAATCAGCCTCTTCATCGAGTCCGAAGACGCCAGCGCGAAACCGACCCTGGAGCAGATCGGGCGCTTCGATGATGAGCACGCCGGCCGGACGTCGGCCTTTGCGGTATGTGATCCACTGCAGCGGCACCGCTCGAATCTGACGTTTTTGCCAATGGCGGCAATGTCGTAGTGAAGTTGCATGTTCGTGGTTGGGCAGGCAAAGGGCGTATCCACTGGCATTGAGAACAGAACAGGAACATGCCATAGTGGCCAAATGCCGTCATTGATCAACCTGAACGAGAGGGATGTGGACAGGTGGACCCTGCGCCTTGTGATTGAGCGGGGTGCGCTGCTATTCGAGTGCCAGAACTGCTGGCACCTGTCCGAGGCCGACGTGCTCGACCTGGTCGGCAGGTTCGGACCTGATGCGGTCGTTGCAGGGGTACGGCAGCGGATGGTGTGCCGGCGGTGTGGAAAGCGGCGGGTGCGGTCGCTAGTGCGGCTCAAGGTCGGGCGCAAGGATCGAGCGTGGTTGCCGGCGCCGCCTCGCGCGGGAAGGTAGAGGAGCCGAGGGTGATGCCTAGGATCACCTACTACGTGGCCATGCCGTCAGCGTTCATCGTTTGGCAAAGGTAGAGCTTTCAGCCGTCGCCTCGCGCCGTTTGCGATGGACGTAGCGATCTTCTCCGGAACGTCCTGTTTCGCTGAGGCAGCGACGACCTGATCGATCGTCTTCTCAGCCGTATCGATGAGTTCCCCGACCACATCCCTAGCCATTTTGTCAGGCAAGCCGCAGTTCTCGGCGGTTTGCATGAAATGCCGACCTACAATCGTGTGGACGACGTAATGACGATTGTCGCCAACCGCCATCGCAAGCTTCATCTGGTTTTGCTTGATGTGGCCCGCATCTAGGCTCGGCTGGGTTGAGAGAATGTCGTAGAGCGGTGTCAGGAGGAATCGCCCACCCGGTGCGAGTCGGATACTAAAATTCTTGGCGTGACCGTCCGTGGCACCCAAGAGCCAAAAGACGATCTGCGCCTTAAACAACGTTTTCTGATCGGCGTCCGGCGTATCGCTGCCTTTCAGTAACGCCACAATATCACAGATGCCAGGACCGCCATCAGCTTCGTATTTGCGCGGCGGCGGAACCGACAAGGCCTGACAACAATCCTCTTGGGGAATGCGCAGAAGCCGTCCGTCGCGCGTCCAGGTCCGATCGAATCGTTCAATCGCGAGCACACGTTTTCCAGCAAAGTCGATAATCCGGGACTTGGTGACGGGAAGTCCGAACGCGGCGACCAGCTCAAGGCAAAAATGTTCGTTCTCGACGCTGTTGGTCAGATCGATCCCGTTGGGAAGCCTTCCAATCTGCGGCTTGAGAATGTGGGTGGTGGCCGTTGTACCATGCGGGATGTGCCATTTATCGTTCCAGTACAGCAGAGCGGTCTTTTCCTGCGCGCCGGCAAGTGAAATTCGAAACTCCTGATCGACACCGATTCCAAGTGGGTCGCGCGCGAGATCGCTGACTATGGCCGCGATTTCCTTGTCATCCACCTGCCGAGCATCGATTGCACCTGGTTTGCCCGGACCCACTCCCTTGGGAAGAAATTGAAGGGCGCCGACGCAGTCGCGGCCAACCGCGGCAAGCAGGCTGTAGGCATCAGTGCCGTCCGCTTTCTTTCGCTCTGCCATCCGGCGCCGAATGTCGTCGTTGTCCGGCAGGAGGTTGTCGAAGACGGCGACAACTGGTTCGCCAATGTACCGGTCCTCCCGCAAGGGCAACGAAACTGATACGGGAATGGCATTCGGCCACGCGAGCCACATTCGGTCATATTGAAAATCGATCGCGCCACTGCTTTGGCGGCGAAGCCGTCCGACCAGGCGCCCGTTCAGACAAACGTTAAGCGGCGTGTGAGCAGGGCGACGACGCGCCATCAGAACAGATCCTCGATTTCTTCAACGGAGGCCTTGGTTCGGGGACGGATCAGCAGTTCGAGGTCAAGCGCAGCGAGGGCGTCCATCAGCACACGCAGCTGCGTGGCCGGCTCTCCGCTTTCGAGTTTCGATATGGTCGCCTGACGCGCCCGCATCTTATTGCCCAGAGCAGCTTGGGTGATGCCTTTCTGGCGGCGATAGCGTCGGATTCCGGCGCCTACCTGCTTTGGTGTGCGTGCGATCGTATCCATGAAGGCCATATACGCGACTGCGTATAAATTGTCAATATACGCGTTCGAGTATAATTTAGCCGTATACGCAGTCGCGTATACGACAGGAAAATACGCGCTCTCGTATTTTCCTTAGAATTTTGAAGGAAAAACCCTTGATCGGAACTCGATATAGCCCTATATCGATATTCGAGTCAGGCCAGGGAGAGACTGCGTGACAGAGCAAAACGTTCGACTTACGGAGCCAACGCTTAAAGTGCTGCGCTTCCTTTTCCTTGAACCAGCGCGACCGCATTCAGGTGCCGAGATATCGATCGCTGCTAAGGTCGGATCCGGCACCCTCTATCCGATGCTCGCCCGATTGGAGGCGGCGGGTTGGCTCGTCAGTGAATGGGAGTCGGTCGAGCCATCCGAAGTTGGTAGGCCCCGAAGGCGGTTCTACAAGCTGACAGGAGTTGGCCAGAACAAAGCATCCGCTGCGTTGAACCAATTGCAGTTCGTGCCAGGAGATCCGGTATGGACCTGATACTTTCAATCATACTTGGAGTAATTGGTAGCCTTATTGCAGCAGAAGTTTGGGCGAATTCACCTCGGATTGCACACTGGCTGATTGACCGCGCTGTGCGCCGGTTGCCTGATCGTGCTCAGGAGCGATATCGAGAAGAATGGAAAGCGCACGCAAACGAATTGCCCGGCAGTATCGCCAAACTCTGCCATGCTTCTTCGTGCTGGTTTCGCGCGTACGCTGTGGCGAGGGCGTTGGCCGAACCAAAACCTTTGGAACCGTATCAACTGAGGAGAATCAAACGAGTAATATCCTTATGTGGCAAAGTATTTATTTTGATACGCTCTTTACCCGATGTCGTATGCGGCAGATTTGACAAAACAAAAATTTACTTTGCGATAATTGATCACTTTACCGAGGTCTTCATTGATCACAAACTCAGAAGAAACATTACGGATGTTCAAATGCAAAACGTGTTTGGCACGATGATGAGTAATTTCAAAGCAAACATGCAAGACCCTGTCGCGTTCTCTACCACGTGTCGAAAAATCATAAATAAAATCAATCCGAGAGACAAAAAAGCGCAATTAGACCTTATTATTTCATCGATGTTCGAGCCTTTGGAGAAAACTGACGAATGAGTCTATTGGCCTGCAAGAGAATCGAAGGTAGAAGATTGTGGACCCTATTCTGCCTCTCCTTCATCAGAAGTGGAACAATTCCAATGCCCACACAGGAACGCCGATCGAGCTTTTCGCTTTTCGGGATCGTCCATGCGATGGCCGTGGTCTCGGCCACTCTGATCGTTTTGGCTACTTCCCGTTTGGCGAGCCCGGAGGCTCCGTAAAGCCTCCGAAACTCGGTATCGTCTTTATGCCGCCTTCCCCTTCTCAGGCTGTACCCGGTATTGGCTCATACCATCCACCTTACGGCGCTCGATCGTGATTCCCTGCTTGCCGGCGGTCGTGCTGAGATAGCCGCGAACCGTGTGACGCTGCCAGCCGGACAGCGCAATCAGGTCATCAATCGAGGTCCAGCGAGCCTTAATGGCAGCGATGACTTGCGCACCTATGCCCGTTGATTTGCCGCGCTTGCGCCCCGACGTGGCCGGTTTTGCGGTCCTGGCCGGCTTGGGTCTCTGAGCGCGCCCGGCCGGGTTCATCGACGCGGTCACCGAGCCGGGCTGAGAGGCAGGCTCAGCAGGCACCGGCTGCGGCAAGCTTGCCGCGCGCTCGGCCTCGATTTCCGCCTTGTCGGCCGCCGTCTCGAATGTCCACCCGCCAGGCACGCAAAACACATCTTTGCGTGCGAGGCCGAATTTCTTGGCGGCACGGACCGCGTTCGACTTGACGTTATAGACCTTTTGCATTTCTCGCGACTCCTTTCGAGGGTAGATCCGGGGGTGTGACTACGCGTGTCGTCGTGCAAGGATGTGGTTTGCGTATTTGATCGCTGAACGGCGCGCTTCGATTTGGTGTTCGGACTTGCGCGCCATCTCGGCGTGGCAAAGCTCGCTTAGGGCGACACTGAGAATGCGCGACTCGTTCGCGGTCTCGTTGGCACGGCACGATGCAAGCGACCTTGCGCAATAAGTGACTCGCTCGCACAGGCTGATGAATTGCGCGGTGCTCAGCGGCATGGCACGGGCTCCAGTCAGAGGGTTCGTCATGTCTGTGTTCCTCCGATTCGTTGGATGATCGGCACCGGAAGTTGTTCGGCATTGCGCGACCTCCCTTTTCCCTTTGGCGGAAGCGGAATTGCCAGCGATTCCAAGTACCGCAGCAGACTGTTCAATTCTGATACCGCCTTCACTGGCAGCCGAGGAAACTGGGCGCGGACGATGTTAGCCAAAGTCGGTATCAATTGGCGCAAGCGCTGAATGCGGGAAGGTCTCGGCGCCCTTCTGTTAGCGCCCTGTTCTTTGGGAGTGGCCCAGCGGCAATTGCCCGGCTCATAACCTTTGTTGTTATCTTGGCGTTCGATCGAATGGCTGAGAGACGGTCGTCTCCCCATATCGGCTAAGAAGTTTTCGTAGCTGTCCTGCCACCGCTGGCAGACCTTGATCCCGCGACCGCCATAGTTCCACCATTCCTTGTTGTTTGGGTTATTGCAGCGGTTTCGCATGCTCGACCAAACCACGTATTCCGGACTGACAAAGCCCCTGCGTGATTCGCCATGGGTGCGAGTACGCTCCCCGATCATTCCTCGCGTTTTGCAGCCGCAGCTGCGGCTACGTCCCCGCCTCAAGCTGCTTCCATTAACGGCTTTCTCGACACCGCAGTCACATCGAACACAGTACATGAGCTTGTCGCCGGACTTCGGAGCAGTCCCGATCACGACGAGGTGACCGAACCGACGACCAATCATTTTGACGGCGAGCACGGTGTCCCCTCAAGGCGATCAACAATTGTGGCCGGTAACGACTCAGCAAATTTGATGAGTTCACGGAGGCTCCACTGTTCGGCTGGACGCCATTCACCATTGACCCATCGGCCTTGAGCAATTCCCATCATTTGCGAAAGCGGATGATGCTCCGACCAGAAAGCGCGCCGGGCGAGCTCGCGGGCGGTCATCGAGCGCCCTCCTTCACGCTGCTGTGAACATCGGCGCCGGACGCGGCTCCCGGGGTAGGCGATACCTGCCGTTCTCGAGCCCACGACGAATCGACTTGGCCCAGCCCCACACCTCGCTAAGCTCGTGCGCGAAGGCCTCGCGGTAGGTCGGGCCGACCAGCCCGACGCGCTGCCACCGCGCCAGCTCCCGGCGGGTGCGCTCCGCAGCCATCCGCATGATGGCGCTGCGGTTGATCCAGCCCGTCGAGGTAACCAGGTCTGTGTAGGGGGTGGGCATAGCCATCGCTCCGTGTCGATAGCTATTAGTATAGCAAAAACTATGAATGGTTCAATGCGACGCGCGCGATCTCCGAAAAAAATCCGACGGCGAGCCCTTGGTGCTCGGGTGACCGCGGCATGTCTTTGACGATCCATGCGAGCAGCCACGGCATCCCGTCTGCGCGCATTTGGGCGAGCGCACAGCGGGCAAACAGGACGCCGGTGGCGTTGTCGCGCTCGAAGTCGCCCGACGGCTGGACGTGCCAGAAAGAGCGCCGTAGCCGGCCTTTTCCGATGCGTACGTCGGCGACGAAGGGCAGGGTCGGGACGGCGGTCTGCGGGTTGACGGGGGCGACGTGGGACATGGGCGGGGCTCCACGATTGGCAGCATTTCCTCTTGTCAGCACAATATGTATTGTACTGACGACGCTGTCAAGGCTTACTTTCGGCGTTTTTGCCTTGTCCGTACTTGACGCACATGATAGCCATCGCTATCAAAACAACTCCCCAGGTGCGGAGCATCGAGCGATGGAAACTGAGCGATTTCAGATGCGCGTCGACAAATCATTCATCGAGAAAATCGACGAGTGGCGTCGAACACAGAAGGACCTGCCAACCCGATCAGAAGCAATCCGCCGCCTAGTCGAAATCGGGCTCGGGAAAAAGTCATCCCGGAAGTCGGATGATAGCTGATGCTATCGTTTGCAAAAGTGTATGCGTGTATGACTAACAACAGCCCATTTCTGTGAATTATTTGTGCGGATTTGTGCGATTTTGTTTGAAGCGTTTGCATTGTGTATGCAAACGAAATTCTTCAATAGAATCATATGATTATATATTGTGTATGTGTGTGTGTATGTGTGTATGTAGTGGTGACACAAGATAGGGAGAATTTCTCCCTATATGGGGAAGGAAAGTAAGAGGGTCATTCGCGCGCGGAAAACGCAAACAATAGGATAGACTATGGGCATCAGCGGCGCAGAGTTTCAGGCCATGCTCGAACGCGAGAACATGACCGACGCCAACGCGGCTCGGATTCTCGCGGTGCATCCGCGGACCGTGCGTGAGTGGTGCGAGACAGGGCCGAAGGGGACGGCAGCCGTGTTCTTGTCGTTCCTGGCGCAGGCCGACGTGCCACTGAGGCATGTCGCTGACAGGCTCGGGATTCAGCTCGGCGGATTCTGGCGCAACCAATACCCGCGGCGATAGCCGGAGCTATGGTAAGTGGCCGCTGACGATAAGGTGAGTTATTGTAAGTGATCGCTTACACAGTAAGGCACTTTTGGGACGTGTGGTTCGTGAGCTGCGGACACTTCATTTCGTGAGCTCTCGCAGCAGTAGCTGGCCAGCCTGCTCGTCGAGCGGCGTAAGGCTATAGGCCCATAAATTTTCGAGCACAGATGCTTCAATCAATTGGCCGAGCGTACCGGCTGCCATCGTCGTCAAATAATTCTCCACCCTGGGTGCGAAGTCGTGGGGCGCGCGTCGCTTCCCGCTAGGAGTCATCTATTTTCATCCGTGTCGTGCCAAACGAAGCCAATCCTCTGCTTTGTCTCGTTGTCTTTTGCTTTGTATGGCTCCCATGGTTTTAGGCTAAACGTGATGACCAACTCTCCAACAATGTGTTCGATAGTCGGCTGCCAAGTCGACCGATCGTTGATTTCGAGTTGAAAGCCACGGTTTGGAAAAACCTCCAGATCGATATGTCCATCGCGCAAATGGAATCGAAAGCGAATTGTAAATTCGGTTTTTGGAAAAGAGTTGCGTCCAGGTGGTTCAAGATGAAGGCCGATGCCGGCTTCCCATCATTATCGTCCCAGAACAAGGTGTCGCCGCGCTGCAATGGATCGTAGTTGCTTGTTTCTGGGTCAAACTTAAGTGCCCTAACATACGGGACTTCCGTTCCCTTTATCGGCAGTCTAAAGCTCTTCGGAGCCTCAATCTGCCTTGCGAGCTCTGCAGCAAAATCTTGCACAAAAAGTGCTGCTTGCATAGCATAGTCTCGATTTCTCTTCCTCCAATCGAAATAGACCCGATTGAGTTCATCAAACTTTTGCATTGCTGAGCCTCCATCCGTTTACTGTGGGTGCTGTGTCAGTCGGGACTAGGGGCCATGCCAACAATCCCGCCTTAGCGCCTTGCTATCTTCCCGCGCCAGGGGGCATGAGCGGCCTATCTTGCAAATCCAAACTGCAATTGCATATCGGGTTCTCTATACGATGTCGCGCCCGCTGTCCGCCATAGCTACCGCTATTCACCCCCAGCTTACTCGGCCGGGCCTATCTGCGCCGTATGGGCAGACGACGCAAAGCGCGGGTGACGGTCGCCGGCATTGACCGGCGGGCGACCGACCTACCACACAACGCAGAAGTCGCCGACACCGGGGTGAAAGACCCCTACGACGGTCAGCCGATCGTTGTGGTGCGCTCGGTTCGCGACGACCCAGTCGGCAAGATGGGCGCGCGCGGTCAAATCGACGAAGCGCAGCTCGCGGCGGCGCGGCACTGGCAACGCGACTACGAGAATTCCGAAATCGGCGGCATTCGGGCGAGCGACACGACGCGAGAGCCGGTCGACGGCGGTGGCGCGTTTCCCGAACCAATCACGGACACGACCAGGCGGGCCGTGAAATCACTCACCTACACGGCACGCAAGCTCGGGCAAGAGGGCGACGCGCTGATTCGCCATGTGCTCGGACAGGGCATGTCGATCGAGGTGGCTGCCGCGGCGCGCGGAATGAGCGGCAACCACGAAATTCGCTATCTCGGACGCCGGTTTCGCGAGTGTTTGGAAACGCTCGCGGTGCTGTACGGGTACGCAAGCAAACCGAAGCCGGTTCGACCGAAGCCGCCAGGCATGCCGAAGAACCTTCGCGACGCCATCGAAGCCGCAAAGGTGCTGACATGAGCCCCACTGTCTGGTGTGCGCTCGCTGCTGCTACCGCGTTGTTGTGGATCGCGGCCTATGGGCCGTGGTCGCGATACTAAGGGCGCCGCATGCAGGTCGCTCTGTTCTATTTGATCGCCTTGGCGTTAGAGCATGCCGGGTGGCCTGTCGGCATTGACTTGTCGTTGTGCGCGTTCACCGCTGCACTATGGGAGTCGATATGAAACACGTAATGATCGACCTGGAAACGTGGGGCACGCGGCCGGGCTGCGCACTCCGCTCGATCGGCGCGGTGGTGTTTGATCCGAGGCTCGGCGAAACTGGCGCGGCGTTCTATGCCAACATCAGCCGTTGGTCATGTGAGTTTATCGGGCTCAAGATTGAACCTGAAACCGAGAAATGGTGGGCCGAACAATCCGCCGAAGCGCGTGCCGCATTCGCGTCGGGAGCGCAGTGGTCAGTCGATTATGCGCTTGGCGAGTTCAGTCATTGGTTTGAGTCTGTCGCAGCCGAATGCATCTGGTCGCACGGCGCGCCGGCAGATATCGCGTGGCTTGATGCTGCCTATGCGGCATGTAGGATGGCCGTGCCGTGGCACTATCGGGCACCGCGCGACACGCGCACGCTCTATTGGCTCGCCAACTTCGATCCGAAGTCTGGGACACCGGATGGCATCGAGCACAACGCTCTGCACGACGCAATCTTTCAGGCGCGGTGCGTTCAAGCGGCCATGCACAAACTGCGCACATCAAGCGATCAAACAGCTGGCGCACATGGCGCAGCGTCCGTTAAGGAACTATTAACTTCCTGATTTGACAAGCGCCCGGGATCCGGGTATACGAATTGTCACTGTGCAGGATTGCACTTCAGGCCGCCCACCGAGGCGGCTTTTTGTTTGCAAGCGCGTGGCCTCACCTTCCGCGAATCATCGCGACGAGCTCCAAAGCTTCATGTCGGATATCGGCTGTGGCCATCATTGGATTGCCCTGTGACACGGCGACTCTGAGGCTCGCGCGTTCCGCCGAGTTGCTGTGGCGGCGTGGGATTTCGCCGCTACCGGCTTCAAGATTCTGATACGCGCGCGGCATCAGTCCCATTTCGCTGGCCATTTGCGCTTGGGTTAGCCCGAGCGATTTGCGAAGCGCGATCAAGTCATCGACCGTCATGTTGAAAATCCCTGGTGTTCGTCTTATCTTCGATGAACCAGGGGCATTTGCGCCCCTGGCCCACCGGACTTACCGGGCGATGGAGAGGGCAAATCTCCATCGTCCGATCCGGAAGTAGAATTTGAGGTTGATCCTCATCTTCCTACTCCTCGGTCGTCAGGCCGTATTGCCTGACACCTATTAGTGCGCATGAACCGCGAAAAGGTTCGCGTCTAGACGCAAAAAATGCGCAAATTTTGGCAGCCGCGACGGGCGACCGGGCGCGGCCTTTTTCATGTCCGAAGGGTCCAAAATGGCTGCAGCTGTCCACCTGCTCAAATCGAAGCCCGGCAAGTGCCTCGCGTGCGGTGCCGTCTATGGCGACGTGGTGACTGGCAAGACGCCGGGTCAAGTCGGCGTCGACGACAAGGGGCAGCCCGTCATGGGCGAGGTCGACGTTACCGAGCATCGGCACCCCGGCTCGTTCTTCGATAATCCGGCCGCGTGGTCGCTGCATCAGGAGCGCTGCGACCGCACGCGCGTTGCGAGCGGCACGATCGACGCGGTCGTGTGGGCCGATGCGTCAAGGCCAGTGGCGTAGCATTCAGTTCCCATTATTTCAGGGTCAAGTCATGGGCGATTGGACAATCGTCATTCACGGAACGGGCACACACCACAACAACAAGGCCTGCGATGCCGACCAGGTGGCGCGCGACATGGTTGAGGTACTGAAGGCGCGCGGCCATCATGTGCATGGCGCGACGTTCACGCACGGGGGCCATGATCATATTATCCGTCGCGTGCCCGGCGAGCCCGACTGATGTCCGGTCGGGTAGGAGCCCTCGCGCGGCGTCCGGCAATCGCTTGGTGGCTCGGTGCCGTTTCGATGGTCTTGGCACTGCTCGGTGGTGTGTATGGGGCATTTCCGCGCCCAGCGCCCGTAACGGTGCTCTATTTGCCCGTCGCGCCCGTCGCGCCCAAAGCCATGCCCGAGCGCGATCCCGCCACATCGGTTGAGCCGGTGCTTGTGCCCGAGCCAAAGGCGCGTCCGAAGGTGCGCCGCGCTCGCGTCGTGAAATCCGAGCCGGCTCCCGCGACCGAGCGCCCAGTGCCGCAGCGGCGATCGTGCTTCCTGATTTTCTGTAGGGGCTGAGTCGATGCTTGTCCCGAGTGTCATCATGGTCGGTGCCGACAAGGGCGGTGTCGGCAAGACGACTGTCGCGCGCGCTCTGCTTGACTATCTTGCGCACCATTCGATTCCGTCGCGGGCGTTCGACACCGAATTTCCGACCGGTGACCTGGTCCGGTTCGCTTCCGCAACCGTGATCGATATCACCAAGGTCGCGGACCAGATGAAGGTTTTCGACGGCACCACGGATGCCGGCGTCACAGTCCTCGATGTTCGCGCCGGACTGCTGTCCCCTACCATTCAAGCGCTCGATGACGCGTTGCTGCTCCAGGACGTGCGCAATGGCGACGTCAAGCTGATGTTGCTGCATGTGTTAGGGCCGACCATTTCGTCGATCGGCGAGATCGCGTCGGCTGCCGAACGCATCGGTGGCGGTGCCGTCCATCTGCTGGTGAAGAACCACATCAACGATACGACCTTCTTTGAATGGGACGCCGACCAGGCCAATTCGCCTTTGCGGAGCATGGCCGATGTGACGATCAACGTTCCGCAACTTCCGGCCATTGCGTGCGAGGCCGTGCAGAAAGTCGGCGGCAGCTTCGTGTCGTTTGCGTCGGACCGCAGCGGCCGGGGTCGCATCCTGACTGGCAACGTGCAGACGTGGCTGCGCAAGGTGTGGGCCGAGTTCGATCGCGTTCGGCTGCTCGGCCTGATGGGATTGGCGGTTGCCTCTCCGGCCGCGGCCGCGACGACACGAGCGCCAGCCGTGTCGGCGCCGGCTCTGGCCGCTCCGGCGGCGCCGTCGTCGTCGTGGTTTCAGGGCTGACAGATGTCGTCGCACCAGAACGCGGATGCCTCGGTTTCCGAAGGCGTCAAGATCGAGGGCTGGGGGAAATTCGTCTCGCACCAGCTTGGCGTCACGCTTGCGTCGGCAGCGCAACTGACGGTGCCGCCGGGCGCCATTCAGGCCATTGTCCAGGCCGACGGCAATGACGTTCGGTTCACGCTCGACGGCACAGCGCCGACCACCAGTGCCGGCTTTCTGATCAAGAACGGGACGTCGCTGACGTTGAGCGCGGCAGACGCCGCTGCTGCCAAATTCATTCAGGTCGCCGCGACCGCCGTCGTGAATGCGATCTATACGCTGTAAAGGTTGAGACAAACGTGCCGTGTCGCGTCCACTTCGCGGTCATTGGCTCGACGGTCACCGGCCGCGCGGCGATCTCCGGCGCGCTGCCGACAGCGGCGCGGACAGCGGCGGCCATATCTGCCCGTGCGGCCATGTCGGTCACGAACGCTCTGTTCGGGCGCTCGGCCTCTGAGTTTGCTTCGCGAGCGCAGCACACCGCATCGGCCGCGCTCGCGGCGCAGGCGGCTGTCACCACGACTCAGACGGCGGTCCCGCGCAGCTTCCTCTCTCTCGGCGCGAGAGCCGCGTCGGCCGCGTCCGTTCGGATCGCCGGCTCGCTCGCGACCGTGCTTTTCGGGCGCTCGGCCTCCAGGCTTGCTGCTCGCGCTCTGCAAACCGCGTCGAGCGCGGTTGCGGCCCGATCGGCAATCAGGGCAACCAAACGCGCGATGCCGCGCGGCGTCCTGACGCTTACAGGCGGCACAACGGTGGCCGTAAGGGGCAAGACGACATTGTCCACCCTGGCATCCGTGGCGTCGCGCGCAGCCATATCGGTGAGGTCGCGCGCACCGGTCGTCACAAAGCTCCCATTGGCCTCGGTCAGCCGAGCTGCGATGCAATTGCGGGGCAAAACCTCGGGCGTCGTCGGGCTCGCCGGGGCGGGACTGATCGCAACCCGCGCGAAGCTGGTCCAGTCAGTCACCGCGCCGCTCGCCGCGACGGCGGGGATAGGCAAGATCGTCGCATGGGCGCGGGGCCAGCCTTCGCTGCGAGGTCCGACCGCCTCGCCCGAGCGCACGCTAATCAACCGCAACCCGCGAGTTCGCACGTTGCAGAATTTTGCGCCGCGCGTCCGTGTGCTGGGCAACAGCAGACGCCGGATCCGGAGCTTGCCCTGATGTACGTCGGTGCCGACTTCTCCAACGTCGACGTCGGCGAGACGATCAGTCTCGCATTCGACTACACGAACGACCTTGCGGCCGACGAGACCATCGCGAGCGTTACCTGGCAATGCTTGGTCGCCGCCAATTCTCCGACCGTCGACCCGAGCCCGGCGCAGCGCATCAGCGGAGCGCCCGGCATTGCCGGCAATGTCGTGTCGCAGGTGTTTGCCGGATTCATCGGCAATGTGCGTTATCTGATCGAGGCATTTGCGACCACCAACCAAGGCGACGTGCTGTCGCTCTGGTCGCACGTCTATTGCGACATACCGGACTGATATTTTCAAAAAAGGAGAGTGCATGTTCTCTGCCGACACGTTTCGGCGGTTGTGGCCGCATGCGCGCCCCGAGCTCATCGAGGCGGTGACCAGACAGGCGCCTGTTGTCTTCTCAAAATACGGGCTCACCGACGCGTTGGCCGTCGCGGACGCGATGGCGCAGTTCTCGCACGAGTGTGGCGCCGACACCGAGGGCGTCGAAAATCTCAATTACTCGGTCCGAGGACTGATCAGGACCTGGCCGAGCCATTTCAACGCGGTGAATGCACCGGCATATGCGCACCAGCCGCGCAAGCTCGCGAACTACATCTACGAGCCGCCATGCCATGAGGATCTCGGAAATCGACCGGGCTCCGATGACGGCTGGAACTACATCGGCCGGGGCGGCGCGCAAACGACCGGACGCGATGCAAACGCTAGGCTTGCCGAGAAAACCGGTCTGGACCTGGTAAGCAATCCGAACCTGGTCAATGAGCCCGAGCATTGGCTTGAATGCGCGGTCGCCGACTTCGTCATGTGCGGCTGTCTGCCGTTTGCACTGCGCGACGACATTCGCGGTGTCACACACCACCTCAACGGCGGCCTGCTGGGCCTTGCCGAGCGCACAGCGTGGCTTAAGCGCTGGAAAGAGGCGCTCGCGGCGGAGGATCACGCGGCCACGGAGCGGGCACCGTCCGATGATGGCGTGCTGCGCTACGGTGACCACGGCGAGGCCGTTGAGGCAGCGCAACGGCTGCTTGCTGCGCTCGGCTACCCGGTCGGTGCAGCCGATGGCGATTTCGGCCCGGCGACCCGCAGCGCCGTGCTGGCGTTCCAGGCGGACCGCGGCTTGCCGACGGACGGCGAAATCGGTCCCGTAACCCGCGACGCACTTACGCGCAATTTACCGCGCCCGGTGTCCGAGTCGCGCTCGACCGCGAACGCGGACGATTTGCGCAAGGCAGGCTCGGTAACGGTCGAGCATGCGGACAATTCCAGCACCCTCGGCAAGGTGATTGTCATCGGCAGTGGTCTCGGGGCGGCCGAAAGGTCGGGCGTGTTCGATTGGCTCCGAGAGGCGACCGAGAAATTCCAGGACATCAAGCCGGTGTTTGATGCGGTCCAGGACATCACCCAATGGGCCGCGAGCCATTGGTATTTCGGCGTCGCAGTTGCTGGCTTCGCTATCTGGTTTTTCAGCCGGAAGATCATCGCTACGCGCCTCGCCGACCATCAGGCAGGTGCGAACATGGGACGATAAATCATGCTCAATTTGGTGAACGTCGTGCTGCAGTCGTTGCCATGGATCCTTGGCGGCGCAAGCGGCTTATTTGGTCTTGCGTGGCTTTCCGTTCTCTGCGGATTTTTTCCTTGGCTCGCACCGCTCGTTGGCGCCGTATTGTCGGTCGCCGAGCGCGTGTTTGGATCGGCACTCAAGACTCGCGTCGGTGTCGCAGCGATTGTCGGCGTGCTGGTCGCCACAATGGTGTATCCGCTCGCGCATCAGCGCGGGGCGGCGGACATCAAAGTCCAGTGGGAGCTAGCCGATCTGCGCGCGCAGGAAGCCGCGGAAAAGCGCGACGAGCAGATCAAAGCCGACGCAGAAGCGGCCGCGCAAGCGCAAGTTTCGTCGCTGCAGCAGATAGCCAACGATTTGCAAAACAAGGTAACCACCTATGAACACGAAATCGCGACTCGGAAGAATGCTGCTTGCCTGCTCGGTCCTGACGATGTGCGCCGGTTGCGTGACATTGGGCATGGGAAATCCAAAGCTCCAGGTCAGCATCCCTGACACTTGCGAGCGACTGCCCGGCGCCGTTTCCCAGCCGGCGATGCGCGAGGCCGATAACGCGCTCGTGCTGCTCGCGCGACATAGGGCGGCGCTTGGCATCGCCAACTCGCGGATCGACGCGAAGAACGCATGCATGGCGCGTGTGCGGCGGCAGTACGGACGGGGAGGGTGAATTGACCGAGCTGGACCGAGAGGCGATCGAGCATGCCGCGAGCACCGCGGCGAAAACGGCCGTGGTCGGAATCTTGAAGGTGCTCGGGATCGATGCCAGTCAGCCGTTCGAGGTGCAGGCCGATATGCGCTTCGTTCGCACGCGCCGGCTGCGCGCCGAGTCGATGGTCAACCGTGGAATCATGGCTGGCGTTGCGTCCATTGTTACGGCGGCGCTTGCCTATCTCTACTCGATCATTCCCCACAAATAGCTTCCGCCATTCACTTCGGGCTTACTCGATTCGCCTCATACCGCGGCATGCCTACACCTTCGATATCCGACGAAACGCTGCAGGAAGCCGCTGAGCTGTACCTCCAGCACGGATCAATCCGGGCAGCGGCCAACGCGGCAGGTGTCGCCCGAACCACGTTCTGGGAACGGCTCAAAAGGGCGTCCGAACGTGGCCTAGTTGGGTTCAGGCCGGTGCTGCCAGGCTTCCGCGTAAGTCGGATTGCCACAACGGTCGACGCGGCCGGCAACGTCAAGTCCGAGACGGTCCAGCAAAACCCCGAGCTTGGAGAGGTTTTCGAGGTTCCGCCTGGCCAGGTCATCAAAGAACTATCCGTCTTTGTAGACCCCGCAGATCGAATAATTCACAAATGGATTAAGACCAAGCCGGATGCTGCTACATCCGACCTGGTCGCGGCGCTCAAAAGCGTATTCAGCGAGTATTCGGGCAAGGCCGAACTCATCGAGGCGCCGCGGCAAACTGACCGTGATTTTCTTTCGGTCTATCCGATCGCCGATCAACACAACGGGCTCTTGTCGTGGGGTCGGGAGACGGGCGAGAGCTACGACCTCAAAATCGGGGCTGAGCGCTTGCGCGGTAGCATGGCGCGCCTGATCGGGCAGTCGCCGCCAAGCGAACAGGCGATCATCCTTAATCTTGGCGACTGGCAGCATACCGACGACAGTCGCAATATGACGCCGCGTGGCGGCAATATTCTGGACGTCGATAGTCGGTACTTCAAAATCCTGACGACCGGCGTTCATCTCATGATGGACTGCATTGAACTTGCTCTGCAGAAACACGCAAGCATCCTGGTGCGCAATCTTCCCGGCAACCATGATCCGCACGCGAGCATTGCGTTGACGGTCGCGTTAGGAGCATTTTACTCCAACAACCCACGTGTGGTGATCGATCAAAACCCAGCGCCATTTTTCTTCCATCGATTCGGAGCGTCACTGATCGGTGCGACTCATGGCCATATGCTGCGGCCGGACAAGATGGCCATGGTCATGGCTGTCAACCGTCGCGAGGACTGGGGCGCGACCAAATACCACTATTTCTATCACGGACACATACATCACGAGCGCGTCGTTGAGGTAGGCGATGTGCGTGTCGAGAGCTTTCAGACTCTCGCCGCCAAAGACGCGTTCGACTGCGTCCGGCTACACGTCCGGACAGTCTCTGACGTCGATCACGCTTCACCGCGACGACGGCGAGATTGGACGGCACCGCGTCAACATCAGTCCCATGAGGGCATAGCAGATGCGCAAGCGGTGCTTTCGTCTCCGTGCACATGACGATGACGACGATGCAATCGAGTTGATCGGACCTGGAAGGGAGCAAACGAGATGTTCCATTGTCCGCGATGCGGCGCGCTCGTCGAGTGCGACCGGTGCTCTCGGCGTGAGGCGGTGAGGCCATGAGTCGACTCATCATCGGCCTGACCGGGCCGCCGGGAAGTGGCAAAACGACTGCCGCGAAACACCTGTGCGACCGTCACGGTTTTGCGCGAGTTCGCTTCGCCGGACCGCTCAAGGCAATGATGGCAGCGCTTGGGCTCAATGAGCGCGAGATCGACGGCGACCTGAAAGAGCAACCCTGTCCGCTTCTCGGCGGCAAGACGCCACGCCATGCCATGCAGACGCTCGGTACAGAGTGGGGTCGGGAGATGATTGACCCCGAGCTATGGGTTCGGGCTTGGGCGGCGAACGTCGAGCGCCTTCTGTCCAATGTGCCCGTAGTTGCCGATGATTGTCGGTTTCCGAATGAGGCGGGCGCCATACATTCCCGTCACGGTATGATCGTTCGCATCAACCGGCCTGGCGCCGGAATTGCCAGCGGACATGTGTCCGAAATCCAGACCTTTTCGCACGATTGCGAGATTCAGAACAAGGGAGTGAATCCATTTGGACTCCTAGCAAACCTTGATCAATTGATAGCCGACTTGCCTGCGGTAACCTTTATTCGTCAAGCGGCTGCCGATGATGCATTTCTCAGCGGAAGCACTGGATCCGATACCACGCATAGCCACAGCAATTGCCGCTATGCTCGCCCTGCTTAATCACGCTGAAAGGCAATTCGACCTTCTCTGTGCCGTCGATCACAGTACATCCCTCTTGGGCCACCTTCCGCAACTTATCGCCTCGTTTCGCACCATCGTCAGATGCCGCGACAACAAACATGTCATATGCAACAGGGCATTTGTCTGAATATTGCCCTACGCATATGCGAAACGTGTTGGCCTGTTCGTCGCATTGGAGCGTGAACTGATACGAAGGACAGCGTTCATCACCGTTGCGCTGGTGCATCGCAATTCTATACGGCTGGACTTTTTTCGTCATCACATCAGTGCAAAGCCTCTGAGCTGCGATCTCGGGAGTCATGCTAGCAGCACAAGGAAAAAACTTGTAACTCGCCTTCCAATTGTATCCGCATGTGTCCTTGTTGTCGCCGATGCAAACGTCATACGCCCGACCGTCGCTGATATTCGCAACCATGATCGCTGATCAGGTGCGGGCCATTGTGATATCGCCTTCGGATCACTTTGCGCGTAACGTTCGACGAAGCTTCGGGCAACGGCAAGTGGCGTTGGCCCTTTGGGCGTCTGATTGACGATCCCGTCCGCCTTATCTCGCTGCGCCTGAGTAGGCTTTTGGTACCCGAACTTTTCCGGGTCGCTTAGTGCCCCGAATGTTGGGTAAGTAAGCTGGGCAAATAGGTCTTCTTCCTCGCTTCCCTGCGAAAGCGCAGGGAAAACGGGGAGAACCGTAGGAGCGACGATAAGGCTCAGGGTTACGATGCGCCGGGAGATCATGATGAAACCTCGGTCGGTAGACGGAAAATGCAACTGTACCACGATCTATTTGAGATAAACACTCTGTTCGATAGCCGGTGGGCGAAGGCCCCTGGAGATCCCGGCTTCCGCCATGTGGACGGCCGCCGAGTGACGCAGCATGTGGGGTGACACATGACCAACGCCGGCACGGCTGGCATCCGGATGTTCGCGGTTTGCCCGCGGTGCTCACGCCTCAAGTCCAATTTGGGCGAGTTTGAACGCGCCGGAGAGCCCTTCCCGCCGAGAGTCAGTGCTGGCAGCCGTCTTGTGAACAGAACGCGTCCGCAACGTTGTGCCGCGCACGCTGTGTATTTGTCCCGTTCGGCTCGCGCCGAGCGGGATTTTTTGTTTTTCGGGATCGTCTGAGAGTTAGCAACTAGGCGAAAAAGTCCATTGGGTTCAATGGGAAGATCGCCACCGGTTAGCCATCGTAAGCTGTTGAAAATGTTGTCTAAACCGTTACCTGCGAGGTAATGGAGGCGGCTTCCCGGTTGCGCTAAGACAGGTTCGGCCGGAGAGGATCTGTTCAAGAATTCTCACGTTCTGGCCCGGAAGCGGTGGCCACTTCGCCGAAAAATGCTCAACATGTTCGGGGTTCCCATTGACAAGCATGACATCCCGCCCGGTCGGCGACTATTTGCGGGAATGGCGGCAACGCCGGCGGTTGAGTCAGTTGGAGCTTGCCTGCGAGGCCGATATCTCGACCAAGCATCTGAGCTTTTTGGAAACCGGACGCGCGCTGCCGTCGCGCGACATGGTGCTGCACTTGGCCGAACGGCTCGACGTGCCGTTGCGCGATCGCAACATCCTGTTGGTAGCGGCCGGTTTCGCGCCCGTCTTTCCGGAACGTCCGCTTGGCGATCCTGCGCTGCAGGCAGCGCGCGCCGCGATGGAGCTGGTGCTGAAGGGCCACGAGCCATATCCGGCGCTCGCGGTCGACCGTCACTGGACCCTGGTTTCCGCCAACAAGGCGGTGGCGCCGCTGATCGCCGGCGCCGATCCGCTTCTGTTGCAGCCGCCGGTCAACGTGCTTCGGCTCAGCCTGCATCCTTCGGGGCTCGCGCCGCGCATCGCCAATCTGATGGAATGGCGCGCGCATCTTCTCGAGCGCCTGCGCCACCAGATCAGCGTTTCGGCGGACGCGGTGCTGCAGAAGCTGCTGCGCGAGCTGCGCGACTATCCGGCACCGCGGCAACCGAAGTGGCGCGATCCGGAGCGGGTCGGCGACTATGCCGGCGTCGTGGTGCCACTGCGTATCGTCACCGACACCGGCATCCTCTCCTTCTTCTCGACCACCACGGTGTTTGGTACACCGATCGACGTCACGCTGTCGGAGCTCGCGCTCGAATCCTTCTTCCCGGCCGACGCTGCAACCGCGGACGCTTTGCGGCGCTTGGCTGGAAGTGCGTGATCAGCCTCGCGCACGCGCCTTGCGCGGTCGCCGGCGCTGCGGCAATTACCCGGCGGGTAACGACGGCGGCACGGATGCGATCATGACGCCAAACGCCTTGCGCACGCCGCGTCTCACGTTGCGACAATGGCGTGATGATGATCTCGATGCCTTCGCGGCGCTGTCGAGCGATGCTGCCGTCATGGCGTATCTGATGCCGCTCGACGGCCGAGCGGCAAGCGACGCGATGGCGGCGCGGATCGGGCAACATTTCGCCCGGAATGGATTCGGCTTCTGGGCCGTCGAACTTAATGGCAAAGCCCCCTTCATCGGGGTGATCGGGCTTGCCGTGGTGAGCTTTGAGGCGCATTTCACACCGGCTGTGGAAGTCGGCTGGCGCCTCGCCCGTGCGTACTGGGGCCGCGGCTATGCGTTCGAAGCCGCCGCCGCGGCGCTCGAGGACGGCTTCGGACGGCTTTATCTGGACGAGACTGCATCCTGCCAGCAATTCCAACAGCTTAGACTGTCAGAACGGCCCTTACGCGCGCATAGAGATCGTTGGGCTTTCAGCCGCAGTGTCAGAGCGCGGGCCAGTTGGCGTGAGCCGCGTCGTTTGGACCGCTTTGTGTGCCTGAAACCATCCAGGCTGTCCGAACCAGGCCGACGCGAATCGCGAACCGGTGAGCCTGATCGGCACGTCTGGTGCGGACGAAAAGCAAACCAAGCGACGATGCTCGACGCGCACGTGACAAGACGCGTCACCCGCCTGGCGATGCGTCCGAACGCGGCCCGCTGTCTCCTGTCTCCCCTACCCGGAGCGTGAAATAATAACGCACCAGCCGCGCCAGGAACGCGTTCTAGACGGCATCCGGCGCGTCCTGGTCGGTGTCGAGGCTCGCGGGCAAACGGCGTCTCGGTGTGCGTCCCTCGGTGCCCGTAAGGTGACGTCGGCGCGTAACAATATGACGCATGCGGGATATCGTGATACACATGCGTCACGTTATCGCGAGATCGACGCGGAAGGCGTCGGCGGTTGCAGCATCGGTGAAGCAGAAATCGGACCAGTCCGAGTGTGATCCTGATCACATACTGCGAAATGTCGTTGAGCCAATTTGCCGGGCGCGAGACGACTGGATCGCACCCAGCATCAACAGGAGCGAGCGCAATGGCACCCAACACCGAACTACGTGAAATATCAACCGACAACGTCCGAGTGCTTACAGAGAGTGAACTCAACAACATCAGTGGTGGCTGTGAGGCAACGCCGCATTATAGGCTACAGGACACCCTCGATGCGTGGGCCCATATTGTGGTGACCCAGCTTGGCTTCGGTTGCACTGGTGACTTTTGCGGTTATGCCTGAAGGGCGGCACGCAAGTATCGACGTGTCGCGCGCTCGTCCTTGAGGCCGGAGGCCGTTTTTCCAGAGCGGCGCGGCGTCCGGCCGCCCATGGCGACGCCAAACAATGTGCGCGGTGTTTCTATCGCTTCCCCCCGAAGCGGTCGCGAAATGCGTCCGCCGTCGCCGCGTCCTGGAAGGACGTAGACCAGTCAGAGGCTACATGACAGGCGCTATGACGCCGGCCGAGCGGCAGGCCCGACGGCGCAAACTACGGCGTGACCAAGCCGAGATCGACGGTCTCGTTGAGCACGTTCGCCGCGTCTTGAGGCAAGCGACGCCACCGAAAAGCAATGGCTGCTCGAGCAGCTTGTTCCCCTGATCGAGGCGTTCCAAGAGGACATGCAGCGCTTGCGCATCCCCTGCGACTAAGCGCTCGAGAAGGCATCGCGGGACACTTGGAAGATCGTCAGCGGACCAAAACCACAGGAGGCAAAGCCAGGAGCGGCCAAGTTCAACTGTGTGACGCTGCTCACGGACCAACTTGGGGCTTACCTGTCATTCCTGCTGCGCGGCGCGGGCATGGTGTCCCGCCGATAAAGCAGGCCCTGTCATGACGACGAACGACAATACAACGAACGGCAATGCCGAAGCGCGCGACGTGAAGGAGCGCGAACTGACCGAGCATGAGCTCGAGCTCGCTAGCGCCGGATTCACTTTATCGTTGGGCGACGTTTGGGGCGCGGCCAAGAGCGCCTTCAATTGGATCCGCGACCCACACCTCTAGTCGGCCGGCTCCAGCGCTCCCGGAGCGGAGTGAGGTGGATGTTGCTCCCCCTGTTGCTCAGGAGGATGGGCCGCTGGGTTTCCTTTGCGCTCAGAAGTGCCGAAAAAAGGATGCTTGGGCACGAAGTCACGGCGGGGGGGGCGGATCAAAATTTGGAAATGGCGCTCGGCCGCGGCGCGCCGGCGCTGCCGTTTTAGCGGCCGCGATTTGGCAATATAGCCTGGAAAAATATGCTACGGAGCTTTCAGTCGCTGAAAAAATATGCTAGTGGAGCCTGCGTTCGACCGGATTCGAAGGGAGACAACGCATGGCTGGTCGAAAGCCGATCCCGATGCACCTGAAGCTGATCCGTGGCAATCCCGGAAAGCGCGCGATCCGGCCGGAACCGGAGCCGGTCATTCCGCCCGAACTGCCCGATCCACCTGATTTTCTGCTGCCGGTCGCGAAAGACGAATGGTTCTCCGTGGGGCCCGAGCTGCTTCGGCTGGGGCTGCTGACGGTGTTGGACATCCATCCGTTCG